AAAGGGAAGGGAAGGGATCCATCACCCTCAGAAAAGGTTAACGTAGGGTTATTATCTGATATTGTTAAATCACCAGTTAACGTACCACCAGCAAGAGGTAGTTTGGTTGCTATTGAGTTGGTGACAGTTGTTGAGAAGTTAGCATCATCACCTAAAGCTGCTGCAAGTTCGTTTAGTGTATTTAAAGTTGAAGGGCTGGAATCAACTAAATTTGATATGGCTGTATCTGTGTATGCAGTCGTGGCAATCTTAGTTGAATTATCCCCTGCTGATTGGGTTGTTCCAGTGACAGCACTACCTAAAACTCCTGTTATATCACCGCCCGTTACGTCAATACCACTTGCAAAATCACAATTAGATAAAAAGTCAATATGACCATCAATGTTAACTTGAAATCTAGTTGCATTATTAGTTATATCTTGAAATCTTAGAACACCATTAATATTTCCAATCTGATAATCAGGGTTATTATTGTCATCAGTTAATGTAATAGTGGGATTATTATTTACAACAGATATATTCCCTGTTACATCAATACCAGCATCATCAACTAGCAAGATATTTGTTAAAGTACTATCTTTTTCTACATCAAAATATAATTGTCCATTTGCACTATTTCTGGCTTTACCACTAATTCTTGCAGATAAATTAGATGTGTTGTAATAAAATTCTAAATACCCACGATTGGATAGTGAGTTATTTTGTTGTACAAATCTAAGAGTAGGATTACCAGCTTGAATTTTTGTAGGAGATGCAAGTTGTCCAACTGAGAGTTGACCTGTTGTAGTTATATTTTGCGAACCAAAATTAGGAGAAATTTTTGTTCCAGCTATCGCTGCACTTGCGTTTACTTTTGAATTAACTATCGCACCATCAAGAACTACATTTACATCTGCTGCACCAGCAGCTAATTGAGTTGATGTAATAGTATCATTTGCAATTTTAGCTCCTGTTACAACCCCATTATCAATAGTAAAAGTCGCACCGCTATTGCTGATAGTTATATCTCCTTTATCTCCATCACTAACACCAGCAGCAGCACCTATTTCTGTTAAGGTTCCGTCATCTTTTTTTGTGAATAACTGACCCGAATCAGTTCTTAACGCTACCTCTCCTACTACTAAATCACTAGCACTTGGATCACTACCAGTTCCTCTTTTTAATTTAATAACATTTGACATGATAAAACCTCCTTAAATTCTAGTCAGCTATCAATATGTACCTCCGTCTATGTCAAAGCCAGAAACTGTGCCATTTTCTAAAAATGTTATTAAATCAGACAAAGCAACTTGAACCATAGTTCCATTATCATTAATAACCATACGATCAGCTAAAGCAAGTGTTGTTGATGTAGCAGATGTTGACCCATCAGTACAAGTGTTTAATTCTGTAGTGGTAGAAAGTAATCCATCAAGTTTGTTTATTTCAGCAGTAGTTACTGTTGCACCATCTAACTTATTAAGTTCAGCAGTAGTTACTGTTGCACCATCAAGAATCTGAACTTCAGCTTGTGATAAATCTGCTAAAGCGGTTGCTGTGTTAGCAGCCATTGTTGCAAGTTCGTCTAGCTGTGGGTCATAACCTTGAACGTCTGAGCCGATAGCAACTCCAAGATTTGTTCTAGCACCACTTGCATTTGACGCTCCTGTACCCCCATGTGCCACTCCTATATCTGTACCACTCCAAACACCTGATGTGATAGTACCAACAGAAGTTAAACTTGACGCTAAAACTGTTGAACCAAGTCCTGTCTTTGATAAAACAACAGCACCATCAATACGGAAATTTTTAGATGCAACAAGCTCTAAATGCTCTGAGGATGTCCAAGAATCTGTTGCATTTAACCAGTTAAATGTATGATCCTGAGTACCTTTTAAAGTAAGTCCACCACCGTTGGCTGTAGTATCAGTAGGTGAGCTTACCTTACCTAATTCAATATTTTTGTCTGCGACATCAATTGTACTACTCGAAATAGTAGTGGTCGTACCTTGAACTGTTAAGTTTCCAACAATTGTCAGGTTTTGATCTATAGAAAAACTTGGAATTGTAGCACTACTTAAATCAACAGTTCCTGTAAAAGTTTTGTTACCTGATACGGTTTGGTTGCCAGTTTTATCAACAAAAGCACCTGATCCAGCTATGGCTTTTATTGATGTTGCTGAACCTCCAGCCCCACCTGACCCAATACCAAGATACAAAGTATCATCAACTGCGTTATATGCTGGTTCTGTTTCCATCAAAGAAGATGGTGCGCCAGCAGCACCTGACGCTCTTCTTTTAAATCTTAGAATGTTTGCCATGAGCTTAGTTTAGGTTAAGGGCGAGTGTTAGCAATGGATTTCAAAAATTTCCTCCATCCGTTAATTCAGTTGGAGTTACATCTGCGTCTGCCCTGTAAGATTGAGCCGAAGCATCAAACCTAATGATACTCCCATCTACCCTATTATTATCAATTAAATCTAATCCAGCAGCACCTTGACTTCCTTGTGTTACTACAGATACAACTTTAGAATTTGTAGAACTTCCATTAATATTTACCTTGGTTTCATTAACATGAATTTTATTCTTTACAGTTGTAACTTCAATTTTGCTCATCTTGTGTACCCCTGACTTACTGTAATTCTACCCTCTATATAATGCTCTTTAAGACCGTTACTATTTGTTAATAAAACATCATAATATAATTCATCTGGAAAGTTTTCAGTTTGAATATCAGTTAAAACAAGAGATATTTTTCCAGCTTGTTTGTCATCATAAACAACTCCAAATGTTGCATACTTGCAATCTCTATCTTTATCCCAAGCTTCTGAAGCAACAGTATATCCAGTAAGATCCATTGGAACTTCAGATCCGTCAGCTTGCGTAGATTTAAAAATATATTGCTCACTCCAATCCATACCTCTTTGAAGTGTAAAATTTCTTAAGGCTGGACTGATCGCCATAGTTATTCTTCTGATGAGGGTGCTTCATTTGGAGCATCCTCTATAGGAGGCTCAATTTTATTATATGCATTAATCTCACCATTCAATGCATCAACTTGTTTTTCTATTTGTCTTTGTTTTGTTAAAATTTGATTTTTTTGTGCTTCAAGTTCTTGAAATTGTTTAACAAGTTCTTGACCATCTGCTTGAGCTTTTGCTCTAAGTTCTTGAATAGTAGGCATAAGTTGTAATGTATATAAATTTAATTATATATGAAAACCATCAATTAACCACTTCTGTAAGGTTAAATTTATAAGTTTTCCCATTTCTATGATTTTTTAAAAATAAATCATTTTCTCCCTCTTGAATTGTGTAATCACCCCATGTTCCATCAACATCATTAGCTCCACCTTTATTAGATAATTTAAGGTCATTAACATATAAGTTTTGCCACCTTGCAGAACTTGACCCTAAATCTCTGCTTCCACTAGGTAATAATGGCAAATCAAAGGTAAAAGCACTACCTGTACAATCTATTCTTCCAGCATGATCGGTAGTAGATCCGTCTGATGTATGAAAATCTAAATAACGTCCACCTTCTAAAACTCCACCCGAATCTACAAAAGGAACAACACCCCATCTATTACCAGAGGCAGATGAACCTAAACCTCCTAACTGTGTAGCACTACCACTTAGTGACCCAGTAATTGTTCCTGATACTGTGATACCTGATGCTGTTATGTCTATTACTTTTGTATTATTGACCCCAATTCCAATATTATTTGCCCCGATTCTATACATTCCGCTATCTGTATCATTTATGAAACTTACACTTGGATTGGCTTGTGAGCCGTCTTTTGCTTGTAATTGATTTTCTAAAATTACAAGACAATCAGTAGTATCTTGTACTGAACCACTATTAGTAACATTGCTCCTTAACCCAAATCTAAACTCTGCTCCAGAGGTGCTGTCAGTATTTACAGTAATTCTTGCTGAGTTACCAGCTTGTTCTGGAATACCCCCTACATGATTCCATGTAATGTTTGCATTTCCATAACCGTCATTAATAGTTAAAGCAACACCTCCAGAAGCTAAACCAGAGATAATGTGACTATTAGAAGCTATAACACCAGCCACATCAAGTGGATAATTCACAGTTGTTTTCTTAACACCTAAACCAGTAGATGTAAGACGTAAATAATCACTTGAACCAGCCCTATTTCTAAATCTGTGAACGTCTGCGTCTATATAACTATCATTTGCGTCTGTTCCAAATCTTGCATATCCATCATTATTTTCAACTCTTAAATAAACAGCATTATTAGTAGCTTGTTTAATATGCAAGCTATCATCTGGGTCTGTAAAGTTACCGATAGCAACACTACCACCACTATCAATACACATTCTTGTAGTGCCTTGTGTTGCTATTTTTATATCTGCAACATCTTGTGTTTCAATTAAAAAATTACCTGTTCCATTATGAGATATAGTCGAAACACCGTTAGTTCCAGTTGCCCTAGCTATTTTAAAAGCTGAATTTGCTGTATTATCTGAATAAATTTCTAAATTTGAGGCGTGATTTCCACCGCCAGATTTTCCTATTTCTAATGTAACTGTATTTGTACCATTTGATATTCTTGCGTTTCCATTAACATGAAGCTTTTGTTGCGGATCAACTGTGCCTATTCCACACTCACCGTTTGACTCGATAGTAAATCTATCATTACTGTTTGTAGTAAATCTTATTTCATTAGCTGCTGGTCTATAAATTCCATTGGCTGGGGCTGTTGTTCCTGTGACATTAATTCTTGCTGCTTGTACTTGACCACTTGCATTAACAGTTGAACCACTGACAGTTCCTGTACCAGTAATATTTCCAGCCTCTAAATTAACAAATTTATGTGTTCCACTATTACCCTCTAATCTTTCCCAACCATTATTATTAGAATTTCTACGTTGAAAATATTTTTGAGTTGCATTCCATCTAATAGACCTTGCACCCCAATTATTTGAGTTATCTGCTGGTAAACCAGTAACAGTAACATCTGTTGAATATAAAGAACCTACAACTTCATCTCTTTCTTTTAATTCAGTTATAAAAGCTGTGTATGTGCTTGTTAAAGCTGGTTTTGTAAAGTCGGCCATTTAAACTCCTCTTACAGTAAAGTCTACAGTTCCAGCAACACCGTTGCCACTATTGTCAAACAAGAACACTTTAAACCCATTTTGTGGATTTGCAGTATCTACAAAATCATAAATAGCATATTTTGCACTTGAACTTGATCCTTGTATTGTTAATTGAATTGAATCAACGTCAATGAAGGTTTCTGTAAATGCAACTTGTTTACCAGAACCCTGAGATTCTGATGCAGTTACATCTACTCTACCTTGATCTGTTTTACGTTTTAAGAATGTTTTAACACGAATACTATTAACTTTAATTAAATCATCATTATTAAAACCAGTAAATTCAAATCTTATTTTTACATACCTAAAATTTTGTCCTAAAGCATTAATTTTTTGACCAGTACCAGATCCCTTTTCCGTAAAAGTTACATTATCTGGTGATGTAAATATTTTATTATCAATTGATAGTCCAGCCCCAACAGTTTCGGCAGCGACTAATCCAATACTTCCTTCAATATCCACCTTGTCAATTGTTGCCCCTAAATCTACAACTTCTTCATAGCTGCCTGAGTTTTCACTAGGTAAAGCATAAATAGTGGAGCCACCATAAACACCAAAAGTCCTAGACGTATCATTGTCATTTGGGTCAAAATGTTGTTTCCAAGTTCTACTTCCATTAATACAAAAGAATAGTCCACCGCCATCAGCAAATCCATTTACGATTGTACCGTTAAATGTACTTGCAAAATCTTGTGTTAACACAAAATCTGGTGGTTGATTAACTTCTGCTACAACAGATTCTTTAGTACCCTCGTTACCAGCAGTATTAACAGGTCTTAATATATATTCAAAACTACCACCTACTTGCTCAAAAACTGTGGTAAAAGTTCCTAATTTTTGTCCAACTAAATTGCTTAAATTATTTCTATATACGTTGTAATGTTTTATTGGTAACTGATCTACACCGACAGCACTTTCTTGCCATCTTAAAAGTACGTTGTTATCAATAACTTCATCACTTAGGTTTGTTACAGCAGACGGTACAGCAACAGTAAAATCTACGTCTTGTAAAACACCATCATTTCCGTTAATGTCTACGGCTCGTACAAAATATCTTTGTGTAGCTTCTGACCAAGTAACTTCTTCTATTATTGATGTTCCATTTTGTTGAAAATCAGCAGTACCTACAGATGTAGCTCCAGCATTTTCTCTATAAATTTTATAAAAAGCAATTGGCAATCCATTGATTTTAGTAGCATCAGAAGGATTTTTTGCGATTGGTACTTCAGTCCAACTAACAAAAGAACTTGCACCTTTTATAACAGCAGTTAAATTACTAGGTGCTGGAGGTGCTGTAACTGAAACATCAGGGTATCCAGTAATTCCTGTACGACCAATATTACCTAAATTATTATTTACATCTCTAGCAGCAACAAAGAAACGTCTTGATGTTGATGTATTCAGAACACTATGGTCAACGTCAAACAAATAACTTTCAGAATTTATAACGTCAACATCTGTTGCATTACCGAAATTAGTATTGTTTGTTGGACTTGCTTTAATTACATAATCTTTAATTTTTGTTGCTCCTTCATTAGGTTTTTCCCATGAAAGCCTAATTTTGCTTCCTTCATAAAAATATGAAATATTAGGTGCGTCAGCTTTAGAAAAAGCAGCAACAAGTGTTTTATTAGTACTTTCTCTACCTGTTATATCCCTAGCCCTTACTTTAAATGTTTGTTGACTATCCCAAGTAACAGGCAAAGTAAATGACAAAGCATTTGTAGTTGCTATTATTGAACCTCCTTGCCTTATTTCGTATTCTGCAATAGCAAATCTATTTCCATTAATAACAGAAGCACTCCAGTTAAGAATGTAATTATCATCTTGATATGATCCAGTTAATGTTGTTGGTGCATTTGGACTATTAAATGAAATAGTAGTTGTTCTGTCGTTTTCGCTTTCATTTCCATCATCATCAACAGCTTTTATTGAATAAGTTTGGTTTGTAACACTACTTGATGGCAATGTAGGTACAACAACTGAGGTTGCCTTGTATTCTCCTAATTGAGTTCCACTACCATAAGCCCCTTCGTATATTATGTAACCTCTTATGTCTAAATCAGCGAAATTAGGATGTGTTGCTACTATTGGAGTCCAAGACAATACGACACCTAAATTTGCATCTAAAGATGCTGCAAAATCAGAATTAACTTGAGATGGTTTTGCATTTTTACCTACTACTTCAAATGCTGTTTTAGTTAAAGGTGAGCTAGATTTTTTACCTGATGCACTTATACTTCTAACCTCAAAATCAAAAAACGATTTACCACTGGAACCACTTACAGCAATATCATCAATAGTAAAACTTGGATTTTGTACTTGTACAGTTTGAAAACCACTTGAATCTTTTTGATACCTAAGTTCATATCTATTAACTCCACTAACAGGTTTCCATGCTAATAAAACCCTCACTTTAACTTGAGTTCTGTACTTATATAGCTGTTCTATAGGATATGTGTAACCACCCGATACTGGGCTAACTGTACCGTCAGATAAGATTTCTGTATCTGATGCCCAATCACTAGGACTTTCTGGTATTAAATCGAGATTGGTAACATCTCTATGCTTTATAGTTTCTAACTCTTCTACTGCTGCATATTTAGATTCGTTGTGCAAAACAGCAGTTACACCATATGTAAAATCATCACTCTCTTCTACAGATACAACTTTATATAACTGTGATTGTATTGCTGCACTTGTACCAGTTGTTTCTATTATCCAAAATGATCCAACATTTGGGTCTGTATTTTGAAATGTATCAGTATAAACAGGATTTGATTGTCTTGTATTATCTAAAAAGGGTTTGTTTCCACTAGCATCATTAATTTTTTTTTGAAATCTATCAACTACAGTAATTTTTTTATTTGTTGAATCAATTGAATTTATTGTTTTTTGACTTATTTGACCATCAGGTAAAATGACTGATAATAGTCCACCTAAACCACCCCCTAAAATTGGTAAATCAACAATATTATCTATCCCAATAACGCTATTACCACTAACAGTTTGAACAGATGTAATTTGTCCACCTCTACGAACTCCAGATTTTACAGGATCTTGAATTTCGATAATTTGACCTGGAGTTATTAATGATCCAGCTTGTATTGTTGTGGTAAACGAAACTATATCTGTTTCTGTAGCAAGAGTGGTTAAAAACCACTTGGCTAATCTTCTAGCTTGATGCCTTGAGGTTACTCCAAAACTATCAATTGTTTTAGTAACTGCACCATATTTAAGAACAGCATCATTATCAATTACTTGTTCATATGCTGCATCTCTTAATTCAATATCAAAATACTTAACAACTATAACTGTTGCTCTAGTTTTACCACCACTACCAGAATACGAGAAACCGTCTCTAGTTACATTTGCATTAGTAAATAAAAATGATGGATCTATCCCAGCTTTATCTTGTATCAAACTTATACTACCTGATACATATAGAGGCATGGCTCTAAAAACTGAACATAAGCTGTTAACAGTTTTAAAAACGTCTTGTCTTGTCTGAATATTTACGTTTAAACTAAACCTTGGTTCTGTAATTGTAGTAACTACTCCACTACCTAACCTATCTTTAAAAGTTACAAGTTCTGAAGAATATACAGATGCTGCATAAAAACTATAAACATCTAACTGACTAGCACTTATAAAATCTCCACAGCCATATCGCTGACTTGTTAAAAGATCAAATAAACACCAAGCTGGATCTGTTGTCCATTGCGCTGCTCCAAGTGTTCCGTTAAAAACATAATTTATTGGATATATTATTCTGCCGTTGTTTGGGTCAACTGTGACACCATTTGGAATTTTTACTTTTATACCTTTTATTAGATAAGACCTTTTAGGTACTGAATTGAATTGTTCTGCATCTATTCTTAGCCCAAGAACAGCGGAGTTAGGATAGTTAAATCTTTGACCAAAAGTAACAGTTCCAGTTACGTTTGCATCAACTGTATGTTCAGCTTTAATTACAGTAGGTGAGACAACTGTATTAACAACCATACTTGTATTTGTAGTTGCAGCATTACTAAACTCACAACCAATACTGTCTCCCACTTCTAATAAATGATCTGTTGATGATGTGATAGTTATTATTTTCCCTGCACCGCCACTACCATTATTATGTGTATATGTACCAGACAAATCAGATGCTTGATGTTTAATTAACGTATGAGAGGTAACATAAAATTTACTAATATGACTAATAAAATCACTATTATTATTCATAAAAGTTGTATCTGTACCTGAAGTTCTTATAACTTTGAATCTTACTGGAAAAGTATCTGTACTTATATCAAAAACATATTGCTTTTGATAAAGATCAGCAGTTCTACCTTTAATTGTTTGATCTACTGTTCCATTAATAGAAAAATCTTGAAAAGCACCATTACCTGTTGATTTTTGAAATTTAAATTTAAATTCTGTTCCTTCTGTATCTCCATTATTTTTAATTTTTTGTAGTTGAGGAACACTTAACAAAAATAAAACTTGATCTGTACTAGCATCAGTAATATTAAATTGTTGACCTGTTGCATCAATTTCTACTCCTGATTGAGTGTTATTGATAATATTAGATGCTTTTTCAAAACCTGATAAAACTGGTTGATTAGCTGTTCCATTCTCAACTCGTACAGTAACATCATCAAAATTAACAGTACCATCTGCATTCTTTAGTGGAGTATTGTCTAAAAATATTGAGCGCATCCAAGCATCTGTTGCGCCTGAGATAGGATTAACAAATCCATCATCAACTAAACCAGCTATTTCTCCTTCGCTTATAAGATCTACAATATGTCCAAAGGATCTACTATTTAAAGAATCTGGATCAGTAGAAGGAGTTCGTGAACCACCTCCACCGCCTTTACCGCCACCACCAGAACCAGCAATAAATTTATCCATTAAGCCTCTATATCGTTAGTTTCAACTTTCGTTGAAATAGGAATTGAGCCGACCAAAGTTTTTCCATATACCACAGGAATTGCAGTTCCAGCCCTAGTAGTCTGTTGCACTCCACTAAAAGAAAAAGATTTTACAGGATCTGTTTCATCATCAGGTAATTCTGGTGTGGGAGTTAATAATCCAGCAACACCACTTAAAACTAATAACATACCAATCTTGCCAGACAAAGCAAACCACGATATACCTGATTTTGTTAACACAGGAGCTTTTAAAAATGCACCAAAAGTCAAACCTCCAGAAAACATAAATCCTAAGCCAATCAAAGCTACTCCAGCTATTATTTTTCCTACATTACCAGCACCAGTAACAACAGGTATGATCTTTATATCTAAACCACCACTGGGGAAATCAAGTAATTCTTCGTCAATATTATGTTCTCCCACATAAACTTTATAAAACTGACTAGACATATGTTGTTCTAATCCAGCAAAGTTTGCTTTTAAAAAACGTACTGCATCTATTGGTTGATTAATAACTGCCTCAAATTGATTTTGACCACCACAAAAATCTGCAAGTCCTCCATACACTTTTACTTTACTTAACATACCGCAACCTCTTTCCAGTACATTTTACAAGCCATTCCCCATAAAAATCCTTTGAACTTAGTCTACCTTCTATATGATGTAAAACCATCTGTTGTGGCAATAAAAATATACCAACATGATTTAAACCTTGACTATTAATAGAAAATAATAAACTATCACCATTTTTTAATTTCTCGTTGGGTTCTAACTCTCTAAAACCTGTATCTTTAAAACATTTATCAAAATATGGATTTATACGAAAACTTTCTGGGTCAGTAGGTCTTTCCCAATCTCTTAATATTATTCCAACAGATTCATAATAATCTTTTACTAAAGTCCAACAATCATGAACTCCAAAAGCATAATGCCTACCAATTAAGGGAGCTTTATAACCTGTTGGCTCAAACTCGTGCCATTGACCTAATGCAACAGCATATATATACCAAACTTTTTTTGAATTTTCGCAAGCAGTTAAATCAGCAGAACTAGGAAATGGTGTTTGATATGGATGTGAATGAAAAATTCCAACAATAGTTCCAGAATCTTCTGCTTCTGCATAATCTATTGGATCAATAATAAAATGATCATATGTATTAATTGCTATATTTTTGCATCTCTTATATCTTTTACGACCTTTTACAACAACAACTAAACCACAAACTTCAGATGGAAACATATCCTCTGCGTGTTTTTGTGCCTCAATCCTCCAATTACTCATGGAATGATCCAACACCAGGGAACTGTCTAGGTAAAACTTGTCTTGCAGGGATTTTAAAATTAGGTAAATCCCATATCGCACTTAATTCAAACTCAACAACTTCTCTATTTTCAACAGATTTACGATCAACAATAAAAACTTGAGTTCTACTTGTAGC